CTCGAGCAGAACCTGCTCGAGGTCCCGCAGCGCCGGCGACATGCTCTGCATGCCTTGGCCGAATTCGACAAAGTGATCCTTGACGAATTGCTCACCCATGCCGGCCTTGAGAAGCCAAGGCAGTAGATGCTTGAAGTTCCAGCGGTCGAAACCAACCTTGCGAACATCGTAGCGCCGGAAAACGTCGCGCAGATAGGAGGCGACGAATTCATAGGAAATCGACCGCCCGGGAGTAGTCTCCAGATAGCCCTGCCTCGCCCACATGTCATACGGAACGCGGTCCGCTACCGACTTTTCACTTAGTCCCTCTGAGGGCAGCCAAAATGTCGGCTGTACCCGCCATTTCCCGTCGCGCTTGCCTATCAAAACGAGCGCCGTGAGATCGGCCGCCTCAGAGAGGTCGAGCCCGCCATAGAGCGGGATGCTTTCGAGCGAGCCAACAGGCCCACCGCAGCCTTTCCATACTGCGGGAGCGACAAACGGATTACTCACCTCCACTCGCTGATTGAGGATGAGATTGCGGTATTCCGCCTCACGCGCAGGCATACGTTGGGCGTCCTTAGCCATCGCCAATACTTCTTTGGCGGACAGAAACGTGCCAAACGCCGGGTTGGCCAGTCGGATCGTTCGCTCATCGAACGGATCCAGGTCGGGTGGCGCAGTGTAAAGCGAGACGACCGTGTGCGGGTCATGACCGGCGAGCGCATCATCGATCAAGACCGACATCAGGTCAGCGTCGGTCGGCGCCTGGGTGGAAATGACAATCGATAGCGGATGGGCCTGTGCGCCCGTCGCCGTCTCAAGCGCTTCGTACAAAGGCGAGCGCGGACCCCGTACCTGACCCAATTCATCATGGATTACCATGGCCGGCGACAGCCCGAACGCCGTCGTTGCGTCAGCCGAAAGCGCCCGATAGCGTGTGCCTAGCTCGGGGCAAATCAACTCCTTGGCGGTTTCACGGGCGGTTACAGCCTGTGACAAAATCGGGTTCATACGGACCATCTTGGCGGCAAGTGAAAAAATGATACCCGCCTGATCGCGTGATTGAGCTGCAGAGAACAACTGCGAGTTGGGCCTACTCTTTGCGGGTGGGCCGCAGAGATGAGCGAGCAGCAGGCAAGCCGCGAATGTTGTCTTGCCGTTCTTGCGCCCAAAGCTGAGGATCGCCCGGCGCGTGCCAACCGGGTTGTCGTAGATCCGCTCAATCTCGCGCTTCTGCCAATCGTAGAGCTTAAGCTTCTCGCCGACGTGCGTGCCTTCCGGGATAAAGCACACGTGCTCGACGAAGGCGACTATATCGGCGGCGCTGACGCGTCCTTTCTCCGCTGCATTATTTTTGCGTTTAGCCACGGGCCCTGATGTCCCACGGCCGCTGCTTGACCGTATACCCAATCTCAGTCCCAGAAGTTCTGGCACTCCATCGCGATTTTGGCGTCAGGCGCAAAGACTGAGACAGCTGATTCACCGCCCGCGCCGCATCACGATGGGCTTCGGCGAGCCTGGCAGCACGTTCACTATCCGCAAAACCATCGGCTCGAACCTTGCGCAATTGTTCCTCGAGCCCTTCCGAAATCACGACCTGCGCACACAATCGGCGTAGAACCGGCTGGCATTCCAGCCCGAACCAATTCGGGGGCATTGCGCCGACAATTTCTCGCCAAATGACCTTTTCACCTTCGTCCAACGCGGAAGGAGCCTCTGGACGTCCTTGTCCCGGGATGACCGGAACCACGCTCAAGGCATTCGTCGATTTGCGTCCACGCGGCATTTCAAGAAGCTCCTGCAACGCAACTGATGATAACCGGTCAGGCCATCAAAAAAGCATCAGAAATTGGTGATCCAAACCAATTGTACCATTTAGCATCATTGAGGCGGAGCCCCGCCGCCGATTTTCAGGGATTGCTTTTTTGACCCTCCCCGCGGGCCCCTGGGGAACCAAGGGAGGGCTAAAGGCCATCCCTTTCTCTTCGGCGCGCCTGCGCGTGGGATCGCGGCTCGTACACAGGGTGGGCAGGATCGAGCGGATAACCATCGAGCCCGACATCTGAACGATATCCACGGGTTTGATCAGCAAGCTTCCGCTGGTGGCATTCGGCGCAGAGGCTTTGCAGTTCACCCAGCACGAAGGCATTCCAGTCGCCTTTATGAGGCGTGACGTGGTCGGCCACCGTTGCCGGCGTCGTGCGTCCGAGCTCACGACAGCGACGACAGAGCGGTTCGATCTTCAACTGATAGACGCGCCGCTTTCGCCAGCTTTGAAGCTGGTACCAGGAGCGCCATTCGGGCGGCGGATGCGGGGTGCGGCGGTGGGCCATTTAGACCAGTCCCTTCGCGATGGCCGACCATCGTCATTTTCAGCCGAAGCCTGAAATGCGCACAGCGACGTGAGCGGCAGTCTCGCCGAGGCCCGTCGGCCGTTAGTTGCCAGCCTGATCTTGTGCCACTGCTTCGCGAGCAATTCGTTCATCACCTGACGAATCTCGGCGTCGGTGAGGGCTACGCCCTTCTCGTTGTAATCGTTGCGCAGCTTGCCCAACACATTCTCGCTCCCCGGGTGTTCGAGATCCGCCGCGACGACGTCCTTGGCGTAGGCTTCGGCCGCCGCGCCGGTGAGCGCGAGCTTAGCCGCCGCCCACAGGCCGACGAGCTTGTTACGCCGGGCCGTTGCCTTGAAGCGCAGCTCTTCGTCATGCGCAAACTTCTTCTCAAAGCCTTCTTCGCGCTTGTCGAATGTGGTCATCGGTGCCCCGTTGCTCCTCGCGACGGCCGCCAGTCGCGGCGTGCCATCATATATGAAACGGCGCCTTGCATAAGCATTGCGCGGATCGCATCGTCAACTTGTGCGGCGATCGCGTTGCGAGCTTCGACCGCGGTTGCGATCGCACGGCTGTCACAGGAATTCGGACTGTTGCCGTCCGGACGAGCTCGGCTGGGGACGACTGCGACCGCTCCCCCAGTGTCGCCAAGTTCGCCGGGCTGCTCGGTGGCGACGAGTTATCTCGAGCTCGAGGGCGTGTCGGGTAACCGACAGAAGTACCCTCTCTGTACCCACCCCATTTAAGAGAGAGCCAAAAGAGAGAGTCTAGAGAGTAAGGAGTGTTGGTCTCCGGGCGCACGGTCTAGGGGTCTCCGGGCGCACGGTACTAGGGGTCTCCGGGCGCACGGTACTAGGCGGGCTCGGGCCAATTGACCAGCGTGACCTCCCCAACGTGTCCCAACGCGGTCGCTCCCACCCGGATGACCCCCGCCTGCTCCAGAGCGAGAAGCAGCGTGCGCTTCCCGTAGCGGGTGATGCCCATGTGCCCAAATGCATCGGTCGGCACCGTTACCGTAGCCGACCCGCAGATGCAGCACCGTCGGTAGAGCAACAGCACAAACGCCAGCTGTCCTTTGCTTTTGACTAGCGGCAACACCCACTCGAACCATGCTAGTGGGCACCCGACCATAGGCGGCCTGTGCCCGCGCGGCCTCATCTTCCGCCACGCTGGGTCGTCGAACGGATCCCCGCCCTCGAACATCTCGTGTGCTGTCACGTTGCCGCCTCCTTCTGCTTTAGCTTGGCTACCAACTTCGTCACCGTGGTCCACATCGCCTCGCCACGCTCATCGAAATAGCGTTGGCCCGACGCGATGCGCTGCTCATCGGTGGGCAGCTCATACCCACGCAGCACGACGGCAGCGGCATCGCGCATGACGCGATCGAGCTCACGCGAAACGTCGGCAGCCTGGTCGGGCGGCGCCTCCGCCATGATCGCATCGTGCACCGGGGCAACAATGCGGATGCCGCGGCGCTCAGCCAGGACGCAGGCCGTGTGCAGCACTTCGCTGCCAGTGCTTTGGACCGGAAAATTTCGCACCGTGCGCGGGTTGATACCGGGCGGGCACTGCATCACCCAGCCGAACGGCGTGCTGATCTCGAGCGTGATCCCAGCGCGGTCAACGGCGCGCTGCGCAAACGCCTCAAAACCCCGGAACCGCGCACGCAGGCGAGCCAGGATCTCAGCGGCCTCATAAAGCGAGATCCCGGTCCGGACCGCGAGCGAATGCGCCCCCAGTCCGTATTGGATTCCCAGCACGACGACTTTGAACAGCGTCCGCACCGCTTTGATCTCCGCCGGCGACATCGCGGCGTTGATGAACCCTAGCTGCTGTGCGATGCCGAGATAGACGTCGCCGCTCTCGCAGGCCGCGAGTAACGCTACGTCGCCCGACAGCACCGCGGCGATTCGAACCTCTTGTTGGCAGTAATCGCGATGAACCAGCGCGCTCGATGACGGCGCAATCAGAAACCTGATCCATTTGGCTGGCCCAAACACAAATGCCGTAGTGCTCGGCGCATTCCGCCCGGTTTTGGTCCCAAAAGCCGACAGCAAACAGCGAGCGCGCGCGTCGCTGCCAACCTGTAGATCGTTAAGCCGCAGCTTCGACAGCGAATACCGCAGCTCGCGCAGTGGCTCGATGAAGGGATACTTGGCGGCCATCTCACGAAATGTCTGGTCGGTCTCATCCAACATTCCGTTCTCGTACGCTGGCCAGCTCATGCCGTTGCGCCGCGTGTAAGCCTTGAACCACTCCCTGCGCCAATGCGGCCGGCCGTCTACGATTTCGTAGATTCCGAACGGTTGATCCATTTCCACCACGAGATCGAGCCGCATGCCATCCCAATGCTTGCGGATGGTAGTGAGCAACGGCAGGTCAATCGGAATGCCACGCCGCTCAGTTTGCGCCATCGCCCATTGGAACTTGGCCCGGTGGAGCGCGTGCGGCAGCGATCGGATGGTGGGGACAATGTGATTAAGCAGCCGCGCCAGGGCGCGAACGTCATCTTCGCAATACGTCAGAATGTCCTGGCGTTCCTGCGCGGTGAACGGCGGGCCCGCGATAATGCGATCGCGCATGTCCTGCTTATGGGTGGTGTCGAGCTCGTCTTCGCAGAAATAGCGCAAGGCGCCGGCCAGGCTGTAAAAGCCCTTCTCGCGGTCACCGCTCTTGACCGCGCCGTCGTTGGTGAAGTGGCGGAACTCGACGTAGGCATCGAGCGCGCGCGCCGGCTCGCCCCAACCTCTGGCTAAGTGGAAGCCGTACTCGGCGGTGAGCATGTAGCCAACAAACAGCGCGCCGGCGTCGAGCCGATACGGCGGGAACGGCCCGAGCTCGTCCTGCCAAAGCCGGATAACCCGCCCGGATCGCAACTCATACGCCACCAGGCAGAGCGGCGTGATCCTGTCGCCGTCTCTGCCGCCGTTGGCCTTGCCGGGCCCGGGATAATACTCGGTGTCGACGCACCAGATCTCCGGAAATGGCAGCTCGCCCCAATCATGAAAGACCGTCATCTTCGCTGCTCGCCTTCGTCTTCCGGGCTGGAGCACCAAACAGGTGGAGTACGATGGGATGATTCTTGTCGCGAATGATGCCGTGTTCGCCGAACGCGAGTCGCACCAGCTCGTCGAACTTTGGCAGCTTGTCCCAGTCCGGATCGGGCGCGTAGCCGGGCTCCGCATCGCGGGTCGTGTATGCCCGTCGCTGCCAAATCAGCTTCGTCCACACTTTCATCGCGGTCTTGGCGGCCCCCCGCGCGGTGCTCCACGCTTCGTTGTCGCGCTCACCCTCTTTGGGTAGCTTCAACGGCCACAACCGCGGAGACCCGTCGCGATAGACGACGGTGACGAGTGTGCAGCGGCGCGCTTCTATGATCACACCCTGCATCGGCCTCGAGATGACGTAGTGTTGCTCGTCAATCTGGTCTTCGATCTTGTGGGTGTAAATTTCGGTCAGGCGCCGGTAACCCTCGCGCGGGCACACACGAAAGAAATCCTTCGGCTTGCCGACCGGGATGTTGTGGTAGTGGACGTTGACCAGGCCGTCGCCGAGCGCAGGATCAAGCCACAATGCATCGATGTCGGCCGCGTCCGGCGGTGTAACCAACTCAATCTTGGGTTTCTTCACCTCATCGGTCATCTTGGTTCTCCGTTTGGGTTTCTTTCTTCCTCGATGGATACCCACCGCAGCCCGTATGACCGCAGCAGTCGCTTGAGCAGCCGCCTAAGCTCCTTGATCGCGTCGACGCCCGGCTGTGCAACCAAAAGCCGGTGATTTGATCAGAGACAGACGAAACGCCCGGACCCGCGCGCGAATGCGCGGGCCGAGCGCCTACTTGGCGGCGGCGGCGATATCAGGGGCGGCGGTGTTTTTCGCGGCGGCTTCGGTTTCGCGGGCGCGCTGCCAGTCACGCCGGGCTTCGGCGCTGATGCGCGGCGCACGTTCGGCCGGTCGCATTTCACGCGGCCCGCGGCCTTCCTTTTTCATTTCATAGTAGGTGTCGCGGTCGATCTGTTCGGCGCGGCAGAACTGAGCGATCGTGTAGGAGTGGTCGTTATCCGGATCGGCGCGGCTCTCCAGCACGGCGAGGATGCACCGCAGCAGCTTGCGCTGAGCGGCGACGTCCTTGCGGAGCTTGGTGAAGGCGGTGTCGGCGTCCATAGGCAGGTGTAGACACCCGCCGACGCCCGCCCGATAGCGTTGTAACCTTAAAAATATCTTGAACGTTACTTTACACCGGGGGTCGACGGACAATGAGCTTGAGTTCGCGGCGATCGAGATCGAGCAGGAATTCGCGCAAGTAATCCGGGCCAATGTCGATCGGGTCGTGACCCTTGAGCTTAATTTTGCGGGGCTTGCGTGCCTCTCGGATGATGTACTTGGCGGCGTCAACGTCCGGCGCGCGATCGGCGCCCACGATCGCTCGCATTGCCGTTTGCAAAAACACCACCGCTTGCCCGCCGGTCTTGCCGCTCGTCACCGTAAGCTTGCGCCCGCCGACATTGGCCCAAGCATCGATGATGGCGAAATGAAGTAGCTGCAATTCAAGATTGCGCCCCTTGGAGCCACGCGCACGCCTTGCCGCGGCGAGCTGTCGGAGCGCGATCTTCTGTTCGGCGACCTTGAGCACATTCATGACCGGGAGCGGCCAGTCGCTGTAGCGACCCTCTTGCGCGAGCCACTTGCGCAAGTTCGCCGCCAGCTTCCCGCCCTTCCGGTAGCGCGCGCAATCGGCCGTGGCTGGGCGCCGCGGCGTGAGATAGTCACGGCCACCGCTCTCCAGCCGCGCTATCATGGCTTCAGTCGCACCGAGCGCCCTGAGCGCCGCCCTGGCCTCGGCGTCAAACCCATGCGTCGGATCGAAGCACACGGCCGGTCACCGCGTCAGCGGCACTACGTTGTCCGCAGCAGGCTCATTGAAATCGAGCAGCGCGCCGCGCACCACATTGTCCGACACGTTGCTGATATGGCGAGAATAACTTTTTTCAATTTGCACGACGCTGTTGTCGTGATGCGCGGCAACGATCCTGATCGGCACGTTGCGCAACAATTGCCGGACGATCGAACTATGCCGCAGGCAATAAAACGTCACTTTGTCGGGCTTTGCGCCGGTCACTTCGCCCGCTGTCAACGCCGCGTGTATGAGCGTCTCGCGCCACCATTTGATATGATCTGAATTGCCCCACGGGGTGCCGTCACTTTTCAGCAGCAACGGCGCGGTCGCCTCGCGGCCCTTGCCGGCGGCCTTGAGCCTGAGCGCGAGCGTAGGCGGGACCGGCACCGGCGAGCGGCGCAGTTGCTTGC